TAAGAAAAGATCAATTAAAGATAGTAAAGAAAGGATATGAAAGGAAAAGAGAATTTTATGTGGGAACAAACGTAATAAAACCACAACGAGCTATTGAGTGCCCGTACCATTGTCACGTTGCGTTCTATGAACACACAGACCGTAACGTTTTTCGAAAGTCCTTTTAAGGTAAAGACCGTAAATCAAACCATTTTTCGGATCAATAGAGAATAATTTAGACAGTTTATGAACATGGTTCATAAAAGCAGTTTTTGAATCATTAAGGGAACCAAAATTCTCAGATACCAGTTGGACACTTTTCTCAAAGTGTCGATCTGGCAAATCCAGAGATGATCGAACTAAAGACAACAATTTCGATATATAATTGTCGTCCATATCGAAGAATGGATATTTCGGAGCGATATCAATCCGATTTATCTCGAAAGTAACAATTGTTGACAAAAACTCCAAAACTTCATCTCTAGAAGATTTCTGATGAAATTTAACATTCTTTAGCATGTCAACTAAACTCTTGAACTCATCATATTTAATGTATCTGTGAGAATACATATGATGATGTTCATCGGAATAGTACTCCATAGTGAAAAATGAAAAAATGAATTTAAAGATCCCCAAAAATCTCTTTGCGAATCCTTTCAATCTGTTTCTAATCTGCATGCAACAGTTGGAATAATTTTGTCTTTATTACACAATCTGATTCCTCTGCTACAATCAATTCAGTTATATCCCTAATTGCTCTCTTCTCAACTTCTTTTAAATTTGTTAGTAATGAAAAATATATTTCTCTGTCTTCAGAATTATCAAAATTAAATTCTATGATTTGATTATATAATGTTTCAATATCTAGGTGACCAGACATTTATAATAAACACCAGTATTGTCTTCATTTATTAACTTATTATTTATAAAAGGGGTAAAATCATTTAATGTAGCGTTACCAAAACTCAAATTTAAAATCAAATCCGGATATAGAAACTCTCTATTATTAACTTTACAAGAATAACAAAATTTATCACAAGTTTTCAAGGTAAATCCACTGAAGTACAATTTACTAATTCCAAATCTTTCCAAACATCTACAAATATAATCCGAAGTACTTTTGTAAACGTCAAAATGTAATTTTACGAATTGATGTTCGCGATTGCAAGTTGCAAAAGCAAACAACGTCAAGATGATCAAATATGACAAACGCATTCTAAATTTTTATGCTTATGATTATTCATTCTTGTTTAATTACCCGAATAATCAAAATTTTCCGATCAAATCTTGATCATATGTTTAAATCCAATTTAATTTCAGTATCTTTTAAACTTTCTTCCAATATTGATAAAAAACCCCGCTCATGATCACTTCTTTTTATACCTATTACGAAGATTAGTATTAAACCTATTATTAGTGTTTTTATGAATTTTGTGTAATACAAATACATGATAATTGTTAGTGCTATAAATTCGGTACATCTGTACGCATCGTCAAAATATGTTATTGTTCTTAATATTAATTTTAATAATTGATTGATTATGTCAAGAATTATTTTTAAAATTACGTTAATTATAAAATGCAATATAGTTTCAAAAGAATCCAAAATCAATTCCACAACCCAATTTGTATTTTTATCGATCAACCTGTAACATCGTCTACAAGTAATCTCGGGAGTATTAACACATCTTTCTAATTTGAAATATCTATCAACACAAACTTCACCTATTTGATAGACACATTTTTTATGGCACTTTGGAAATGTAAGTCTAGTCGTATATTCAAAAATGGAAAATGTAAAGTCCACATTCATACTTGTAATTCGTCTCTGACCATGAACGTATTCAATATTACACTTGAAGTGATTACAAATGTCAAAATTAGTAACGTCCATCATCAATGTAGATAACATGTTTCGCTGATCAAAAATACACAAGTCATCACCCAACATTATATAATTTCTAAACACACGTTCATAGTCAATTTTTCCGAAAACAGAACTACTGGGTATAAGGACATGTCTACTACCGACCTTTACTAAACTCAAACCGGTCGAAGCCCTACCTTCACTAGTATTTGTTAATGTCGCATATCTAGTAAATTTCAAATTACTAAAATGTTTGGTCCTATAACACAAAGTTATATAATCATGCGATATCAAACCGGCTGTTTTTATTATTTGTTTGGTTCTTATACCATTAATACCCAGCTTACCGCAATCATACCAACCGTCTATAACTCGCATGCTTTCAAAATCTATAAAAGTTATATCACCGATGTTGATTGGTTTTTCATTCGTGGTGTATATTGTATCATTACTAGAATTTCTGATTCTTTTCAAATATGTTACATCCAATTCCAATTTCTTTTCTAAAGCAGTTATATATTCTTGACTTTTATCTTCTAATTCTGTTTCGAAATCCTTAATATCTAACATTAATATGGAATGAAATTTAAAATTGAAAATTAAAATTAAAATTAAAATTATTAGGAACTTCATACTGGCTTTTGTTGGTTTGGTTTTGCAGTAGTAACTTTAGGAGGTTTTAGTTCCGTATAAAATTTCTCGTAGTCGACATAATTAAACACCAAATAAATGATTATGGCACAAGCAATCAATATTAACCTTTCCTGATCTTTATTAAAAATGAAATAAGATATCAAAAATATACCAATATACAAATTTTGTATGAAAGAAAATTTTGTCAGAACAGTTAATAAACCCAAAAACAAGAAAATCTTTTTATCCGATTGTTGCAAAAAATAACATATTACTACAGGTATTACAAGGGCAAATGAATCATTATAGAGTTTTACTTTAGTACACAATTTACCAATTATAGGACTGGACTCAAATTTCTTTTCTATCTCTTTAATCAGATCCACATCAACGTATTCCAAATTTCTCATTACATAAACCATATACAAAATCACAAAAAATAATGGGGTCGGTCTGGTCAACAATTTGATTGCTCTGTTATTCATTCTAATATTTATACTTAATTACTTTGGTCGTAACTATTGTCTTTTCTTTGGGCTTTTGTTGCTTGGGCTTTTCTCCTTGGCTTTGCTGTTTCTTTTTAGGACGTTGTTCCTGTTTTGGTCGGTTCTTTGGTTTCTGCTTGTCCATGAGTAGCGAGAAGGAGATATTTATGAAAATAAAATACTAAATATCTAAACTTGGTCTATTCGGACCTTTCATTAGTATTACATTCTCATCGTGCACAAATAATGTCTTAAATTTCTCTTTATCTGATATTAACAGACAGATGGCTTCCAATAATGCACTTATCCCGATCACTTTATATCTTTCCAGCAACGCAGCAGCCAATCCGTTGTCTATAGATGAGTCATAGTAAGATTTCAACAAATCTACCAATGACTGCCTGTATTCTTCAGCGTGTTCCCAATTCACAAGATCAGATCTACCCAGTTTTACCAGAATCTTCATCGGATCCGGTACGAATTTGATATAGTCGTCCACCCTGATCAGAAATTTCGAACAGAAATACCGATTCTTGTATTTGAAAAATTTCGATTCCAAATTAAAAGCATCAGCACATTCAGCTGAGTAATCTTCAAAAGCATGTTTGGATAACAATAAAGAATCGTCACCTGCGAAAAGACAAAAACTCATTCTCTTCAAGTCGTACAAAGCTGACACTGTCATCATGGTTACCAATGTATTACCAATAAACGTATTGCCAACACCACTTTTCCTCTGGTAATCTACATAGAATCTGTAACCGTGTTTCTTTGATGACAAAACGGTACCTATGCAGGAAGCATACCATTCCCTTAGAAATTCTTCAGGCATACCGAACAATCTGTATATTTCCATCTCCATTTTCAAGAAGATTTCACCTTGAGATTTATCGAATTTACCGATATCTATTTCCAGGGCGTTATCTTCCCAGTGCTGAATAATGTTGCGATCGTTAAGTTCCATTTCAAATTCTTCAGGCGAACAGTCAGTGTATATCATGATGTTATCAGGCAGCACGCTCAGGATTCGTTCTTTCAATATTTTGAACATTGGACATACCATTACATTGATAGCTTTGGGATGACAGGCTATAGTTTGCAACCCCGCGTAGGTTGATTGACTATTTTGTTCTAAATTCGGTTTACTTTTCAATTTCAATAGGAAATCATATTTTGACCTGTCATAAGTGGACAATGGGAAATCAGGGTCCACAGACCTGTCAAATTTTCCTTTTTGCGTTGGTATCCAGTATTTCAGCATTGACTCACTCATTTCTATCTTTGTTTCGAAATACTGACTCATCATTTCTCGCTTATTAATTGGTATAATTTGTTTAAAAAAATTTTCAACCAAAGCCAATACCAAATTATCGGTATTCTGTGTCGTGCTTAAAGAATGTACGTTCAAATTTCTTTTCACGGCACCGAGCAAACATTCTCTTTCACTGTCAGGTCTTATTGGCGGCATGTCGGTTTGCAGAACATTTGTTAAGCACCCATACGATTTATCATTATTGAAACTCCGACCAAATTCCGTAGCATAACTACCGTCAACATGGATACTCAAATCAGCCGATGCCATATTTATCGGATCAAATTTATAATCGATATAGGCAGCTTCAGGTTTCCAATCATTGAAGCATTCCTGCAGAACAGCAACCGGTTTCGACACATTCACGTTTCGCATCATTGGTGTGTTTGGTAATTTGTGCTCAACAAAGTAGTCTGGTCTGCATAACAGTAATGGTGTGTCTTGAATTCCATTATTGTTCAGCAACTTTATCGAATTATCTATTTCGACATTACAGACCGGTTTGTCTTCATACAATATGTACGGTCTACTTGACACCGCACCATCTGCTTCATTTATCAACCTCTGCAATTCCATTCTACTGAACGCAAATATTTCATCGTCTTTTCTTGCATCTATTACCAATTTCAAATTGCTAAGATTTTCATCTTCAACCATACTGATGGTGGCTGTTCTGGTGATTTTTCTACCACCGCGTTTTCTTCCTCCGACCAACACAATCTCTTTCATCATTTCACTCAATTGATGCGGTAATTTCAACTCTTCTATTCTCTTGGCTCTATAGATGGATTTGTTAACAGTTTTCATCTTTTGTTCATTTGCTTTAATCAATTTCGTATAAAGATCTTCTAGCGATGAAAAATAACAAAAGGAATACGTGTGCCTAGTTGATCCGATCATCAAGTATTGAGGGTTCTTGTAAATTTCTTCGGCTGGTTTAGTATTAGTCCTCAAGAAGTACACATACTCACAGGTACTTCCCTCAGATTCATGTGCAGTCATGATCTTTACATTATCCGTGGTCTTTCCATAATAAGACATTATGGTCAATTTTTCTTCTTGTGTGTTCGTTAAAATGAACACCCTTTCATTTTGTTTCAAGCTTCTTATCAAGCCTTTTATTTGTTCAACCACGGCGCTAACTGAGGTGTATCGCATGGTACTGATTGAATTGTCCACTTCATTACTTGTCAATATACCGCCTGTACTGGAGTAGGTCTCAGCCCACATCACACAAGAATCTAGTGGTACTCTGTGTGACACCACCAAATTTACATGGAACACAGAAACTTCTTCTAGAATGTTATAAACGGAACTGCAAAACATATTCCTTTCCACATAAGGTAATTGCTTTATATCTCCCAAACAAAATACACCCAACGCTCTACTCAAAGCCGCTATTAACATTATACTGCCGAAATGGGTCATGTTGCTTTCGTCTACCAACAGCAATTTGTTCTTGTCACATCCATGCATTAGTGCGGAATCTATGGTCTTAACACACGTTTTCAAATCAAAGTCAACCAACTTACTCAATCTACCATTCACGTCATCTTTACTCGCACGCGTTGTAGTTAAATAGACTGTATTTTCACTGAACAATTCGATCAATTTTGATGTTTTACCGCAGCCTGCTACACCATTCGTTCTAAACACAACTGGTGGTTCAAAGCCTTTAGGATCGAATTTGCATTTCTCATTTATTATCATTTCAGTCATGAGCTGCGTTCTGTCGCCTAACAACAGGAATCTTTCATCTGTATCATATTTTTTCGTCCGCATATTATAAACCACAAAACTATGCCCATCGTAAGCATATGTTGGAAATATTTTGTATGGGGCCTTAGGTGGTTTAGCGAACCTCATCAATGAATTGTCATAAACGGAAAAATTTTCACCAGTTGCAGAAAAATTCTTCTCTAGCAATTTAACATTTCCTTTGAATGCTTTTTCGTTCCTTCTATATGTAGATGAATATATTTGTGAAACATCTGCTGAAATGATTTTACAGTTATGCAAAACTTCTATTATTGCATTCTTCTCCATCAGGAAAAGGTCATTGTAATCATCAACAAATTTAGGTCTTATATCACTCCTATATGGTATGTCGACACCAGTTACTGCTTTTGTTATCGGTTTCAATTCTTTGACGTGCTTAGCATTCAACTTCAATATGACATCTCTGAAAGCTTTGTAATTTGTCAAATCTGACACAATGAATCGGTATTTATAGTTGTCATGTTTTAACAATTGATCGATTATGCATTTCGCTGAGTTCCCATAGATTTGTGACGGTTCTATGATATTAATTAAGTAACCAGTTTTCCTGCCGGGAGACTTATATCTACCGATTTCATCTAACGATCTGATGTACAGTACTGAATCGCTCAAACCTCCACCTTCTCTACACAGTATAATGTCGTATGCTTTTGCGATATGTTCTTTTCTCACTTCCAACCGCACAGCGGAGTTATTGACCATACCGTAAAGAGATATGTCAATATCTTCATCTATTTCAACTGATTTTCTTTTTACCACTTTATCCGTGGAATTCATTTCTTCTGGTGTTTCCGTTACCATGGATTGCTCGTCGTAGAAAGCCGCGGGTGGTGCCGAAGGTATAGGTTGAATTTCCACAATATCTTCCTGGCTATCGTCATCAGATTTCTCCGAATTTTCCAACATCAATCTTTTAAGTCTTTGAGTATTGTTGCTGTAGCTTTGCAGATTTGTTAGCATGTCGGTATTAGTCTTCAATCTACACACTCTACCTGGTGCCACACCGTGCATATACGACAGTATGTCTTTATCAGTCTCACTCAAATCAGCCTTTACTTTTTCAAAATAATTCATTGGGGATTTGCTGATGTCAACTATATTCACCTTGAATGACCTCATTGACACTCTATTGTTAATCAAGAATGTCATGTAATATTCTTCAAAATGATGAGTCTGCAAATAATCAGCTAAACCGACCATCAGATCTTTCAATTTGTTGTAAATCATCGCAAAGCATGTAGAATAACAGGCTAATTTATGATCGTCACTTAAACTGCTGTAGTTTTTGAACAGTTTGTTTTTGATCGATTTGTCCATCACACTATTCGAAAGGAAGTTCTTGATCTCTTTTCCTTCTGGTTTTACTTTTTCCACCAAATCGTTTAGCATGAGGAAGGCTGTATGCGGTGTTATTTTTTGCTTGATGTTATCATCATCTTCCATCAATAGGCACTGGTATTCATTTTTAAAACCACCACGACTGCACATTGTGTACAATGCTGCATTCAACTCCACTGTAGGTTTCATCATGTTGTCCAGCATTTTGTCTACAACTGAATCATAATTGTTGGACTTGACGTAGTTAACATACACGTACATTTCTGTTGCCCATGGATTCATGAAGGTGCTTTTATGATAATACATTTTAAAGTCTTTAATTTTGTCCAAAAGTTTCGCACGCATCTGTTCAATGTAATCCTTATTCAAGCAATCTACCAATTTTATCAACAACCTAGTTCCATTTTTTTTTAATTCAGTGAAATTTATCATTTCTATGAATTTCAGCGCCAATATTTTATCAGTATCGGTTTCATGATCACCGGTAGCGGCATCGAATACAACTAAATCCGCGTCAACGTTTACTGAGGTTTCTTCCATTATGTCGAATCCACTGACATATTTACGTTCAACGTATTTTACCTCATTTTCATCCTTGGTGTATCCCACAATCTCGCAATCATACAATTTCGAAAACATACACAGTGAACCACCTTGACCACAACCGTATTCGATGACCTTGTTCAGCTTTATCTCTCCGACTTCGTAAAGCAATTCTCTTATTTTCAAGGCCGTCCTGTTGGGAAACATTTCATCATTTTTTACGAGCTTGT